ACGCCGGCAAGCCCCGCGCCCCCGGCACGCGACAACCCATCGCTGGCGAAGACCCGGACAAGTTCGCCAAGAAAAAGCCAGATATTGTGCTGGAAAACCCATAATGACTTGACACTGCGCGGGATGTCAGGAGACCACGCAGGATCACGTCATCCCACTATCAAAGGGCGGGCTGCACACCGCTGAGAACGTCGTAGCATCTTGCCGATCATGTAACTGTCGAAAGGGTACAAAGGTTCTGACGCTGTTCTAAAGTTATAGAAGCGGAGACCTCATGAGCCTGCAAGACTGTATGAAACGGTCTGACGCCCCGAAGCGATTTGTCAACGCCAAGCTGAGTGACTTCCCCGGGATGGATCATCTGAAAGACGCGAATCAGGATGGCCTGTTCATCCACGGCCCGACGGGTACGGGCAAGACACACTTGGCTGTAGCTGTCTTTTCACACTGGGCGCGTGCCGGCTGGGCCGACGGCAGCGTGGAACACCAGTCACGTTTCATATCTGCCACGGAGTTACTGCTTCGTATTCGCGCCACGTACAACAAAACGGGCGAGGAATCTGAGGGGTGGGTGATACGCACCTTCTCCCTCATGCCCGTCCTGTTGCTTGACGATGTTGGCGCGGAGAAGATCACGGACTGGTCGAGCAGCAGCCTGTATTCGATCATCAGCGCACGGTACAACGCCATGCGCCCGATCATCGTGACGAGCAACCTGACCCTGGCGCAGATATCCGAATGGGAACCACGAATTGCTTCACGGCTCGGCGGCATGATGAACGTCGAACTCAAGGGCAAAGACCGGAGGCTTTAGAAACGGAGGCGACATGACCGCGATTGACAGCCCCGAAGCGATAAAGTTCTCGCGCATCTGGGCGATGCCAAACGCCAACACCTTCGAGATTCGGCCCATATTCGATTTTGTGCGCCGATATGTCTCCAATGCGTCTGTGATCGTCGATCCGTTTGCCAGGGATAGCAAGATTGCCACGTACACGAATGATCTGAACCCAGAAACGGCGGCAGAATATCACATGGAGGCGCTGGACTTTCTGGACATGGTGGTCGCGCAAGGTGTGAAAGCTGACCTTGTGATTTTCGATCCGCCATATTCTCCTCGACAGGTCAAGGAGGTGTACGAGAAATGCGGCAGACATTTCGGCATCAAAGACCAATGGAACACCGGACGCTGGACGGCAGAAAGGCGCACGATTGCCGGCATGATGTGCCCTCGCGGAGTCGTCCTGTCCTTCGGATGGAACACACAGGGTATGGGGTTACAACACGGATATGCCATTGAGGAGGTGTGTTTGATATGCCACGGCGGAGCGCATAATGACACCATCTGCATGGCGGAGAGAAAAACGGCAACACTATGGGATCACATGGAAACGGAGGCGACCGATGGCTGAATCACTGGCGTCGGAGATGAAAGAGCTGATTGCCAAGCACGAGGCGAAGAAGCCGGAGAAGGCAAGGATGGTGCAAGAAAACCCGTACGCTCGGTACGGCGCTCACAAGGGCGTGCATGAATGGCGCCCAAGTTGTGACCGTTCCCCCCGTTGCACCCCCGCCCCCGAACCACCGAAGGACACGCGCATTCAGGCGGGGACGGTAGTGGAAACTGGAAATGGCGTTCTTACAATCCTTTATCCGAAAAGGGACGGTGACGGATGGTATATGGCAATGGACAGGCGGGGAGGGTGGTCTTTTGCCAAAAGCATCCTCAACATCATCTCCCAGCCCACCGCAGGGCCGGGTGATTTGATCGAGCATAGGGAGCATGGGGTTGTCTTTGTGATCGAAGGCAAAGGCGGCTGGGCCATCACACAGAGGACTGCGGACAGTTACCGCCTACGGGACTTGGATTCCGCCGACTACATCATCCTGCGGCAAGGGAAGGTAGGAACATGAACCAAACCATCTACTTCACCGTTTCCGGCAAGCCACAGCCGAAGCAGAGAGCCAAGACGGTGCGCTTGAAGACCGGCGCCTCTCATACTTACACCCCGGACGCAACGGTCAAATATGAGCGTCGTGTCCGTGCCGCGTTTCTGGAAGTGGCCGCGTCTAATCTGAACTTCGGCCCGTCGTTTCCGCCGCATACCGGCCCGGTACACCTCGACATCATTGCGGTCTTTGGCATCCCGAAGTCATGGTCGAAGCGGAAGCGGGAGCGGGCCGCAGAGGGGGGCGGCACATGGTGCCCATCTTGCTGCGATGCAGACAACATCGCCAAGATCGTTTCAGACGCGCTCAACGGGGTTGCCTACGTTGACGATCGCCAGATCGTTTATGAGCTTGTGATGAAGCAGTACGGCCCGGTGTCGCACGTACTCGTATCTCTGACGTTTCTAAAGGAGGATTGACGGTGAACATTTCCGTACTCATTCTTGTCGTAAATGTTGTGTTTGTCGGCGCAAACATCTATTTGATTACTCGGAATATGGGAGACTGAAAATGAACGAGGAAACGGTAGAAAAGCAGGAAGCCGTGATGGGCGAAATTGAAAGGCGACTTCTCATCCTTGAATCACGGGAGGTGCCCGAAGGCTATGGTGGCATACTGGCTGACATACGGAGCGACGTTGAGGATGCCGAAGGTTGTATTGCCGATTTGCAGGGTCTCGAAGGGAGGGTCGGTGACTTGGTGGGGATTGAAGCACAGATCGCAGCCCTGCACGTCAGGGTCTCCGCCCTCGAAGCGGGCAAGGTGGTCGTCATTGACCCGCTGGCCGGCAAGACGAATCTCGAAAGGGCCCAGTACCGGAAGGAACTTGAGAAGATGTCGAATGAGCCGGCAACAATCCAGTTCGTGAAGCACCCGCCCGCACCGCCGGCGCCCCCGAAAAAGCGGAAGTACACGAAGAGGAAAAAGGTGTGACCAAACTCCTAGATGACACCCTCTATTCGGTGGAGAAGGCATTCGAGCGTGACTCCGTGAAGCGCGGCGTCAAACGCTACAAGCGGCTCGCAGCAGATGCCGAACGACGAGGCGACGGCGCATCCTTGGGCGCGTCCGCGCGGCTGCTCGCCTACTGGTTCAAGGCTTATTGCAAGGCTATTCGGAAGGAACGCCGTGCGTGTGAGGCCGGCCGTGTCGGCGTCGGGCGCGGCATCTACGGCGACTATATGCGGCTGCTCGACAGCGACAAAACCACGCTCATCGCCATGCACACCGCGCTCGGAATGTGCCTCGCCAATCCAGCCGGCATCTCCACGACGAAGATTGTGCTTGCCATTGGCCGCAACCTTTCGGCGCAGACAGCACGTCGGCGCTTCCGTCGGAAGGACCGAGAACCTTGGAACGCCCTCATGCACACGGATAGAAAGCAAATCAAGCCCAAGGGCATCCTCAAGGTTTCCCGCGTTTTCTTCCCCGAAGAGGTCTGGCCGCTGCGCGTCCAGGGCAAGATCGGCGGGATGTTGCTCAAGCTGCTGATTAACACCACCATCTTCCCCGATGCGGAGGAAGTCTTTCATTTTGCGTTCGATAAGTACACGGTCCACAAGGGCCGGCGCACATACTACTATCTTCGGCTCACCGATGCGGCCGACAAGCGCATCCGTGACGCCCATATTGACAGCCAGACGCTCCACCCGCGCTATCAGCCGATGGTCGTGCCGCCGATCGTCTGGACACAGGACCATCGCGGCGGGTATCTCTCACAGCCCACCGACCTGATAATGAAATTGCGCGGACGCGGTAAGGCCGGGGAACTTCTGCCCAACCCCGTTCTCGCTGCCGTGAATATCCTGAACGCAACGCCGTGGCGAATCAACAAGCGCATCCTCGCCGTGGCAAAAGCCCTCAGAGACCAAGGCGGAAACGTGCCCGGCATCCCACGCATGACGGATATCCCCCGGCCGCCCAGACCGGCCGACTTCGAGACCAACCCGGATGCCAAGAAGGCGTGGAAGAAAGCCGCCGCCATGACGTACCGCGACAACGTGAATCTCAAGGGCGAACGCAAGGTCGCATGGCACAAACTCGACATCGCCGGTCGCTTCCAAAAGTATGACCGCATCTGGTTTCCTCACATTCTCGACTTCCGGGGCAGGGCCTACGCGATTCCCCAGTTCCTGAACCACCAAGGCGATGACCTTTGCCGTGGCCTCTTAGAGTTCGGCGCCGCCAAGCCAATCAACGGGAATGGCGCACGGGAATGGCTTGATTTACACATGGCGAACTGCTGCGGATACGACAAGACCTCCATCGAGGACCGGCTCGTCTGGATAAAGACACAACAGGCGCAGTTCATCGCATGGAATGCCGATCCGCTGGAAAATATGGGCTGGCTCGAAATGGATGAACCCTTCCAAGCCCTTGCCGCCGCGTTCGCCATGTTCGACTCGGATGCCGCCGCGCATCTCCCGATTCAGGTAGACGGATCGAATAATGCACTCCAGCACTACGGCGCCATGCTCCGTTGCCCAGAGACCGCCGCCCTGGCGAACCTCACGCCGGCAGAAGCCCCCCAAGACGCCTATGAAGATGTCGCCGTCCGTGCCCGCCAGATCATCGCCAGAGACGCGGAGGCCGGCAAGGCACACGCGATCGCGCTCGAAGGGTGGGTGACGCGCAAGATAGTCAAGCAGCCTGTCATGACCAGCGTGTATGGCGTTACCCCGGTCGGTGCGCGCAAGCAGGTACACGCCGCACTCAAAAAGGTCGGTTTCGAGTCGGACGAACTCTATGCGATCACCAAGTATCTCAGCCAAATTACCCTCGAAGCGTTTGCCGGGGTCTGTGTTGCCGCTCAAAACGCGATGGAATGGATACGCGCCTGCGGCCAACTCATTGTCAATAGCGGCCAGCCCATCCGCTGGTACAGCCCCATCGGACTGCGCATCGAAGAGCATTACAGGGTGGCACGACATATCGAGGTTAGGACAATCCTCCACAGACTCTTGCTGGCGAAGGTCGATGCGAGTTGCCCTGTCCATCGGAGGCGCCAAGTCAACGGGTTCGCCCCCTCTTTTGTCCATTCGATCGACGCCTCGCACCTGATGCGAACAGCGATCAAGGCGCACAATGCCGTCCGGGCCGTCACCATAGCTTTTGCAGGGGTTCACGATGCGTTCTGGACGCACTTGGCCGACATGGACGATCTCTCGCGGATCATTCGAGAAACCTTCGTCGAATTGCACAGCACCCCACTTCTCGACGATCTCTACGGCCAGTTGAAGCAGATATACCCGGCCATCATCTTCCCACCCCCGCCCACCCTGGGCACATTTGACCTAGCCGATATTCTCACCTCGGAATACTTCTTTTCCTGACCGTCGCATTCCGCGACACAAACGCCGACCGTAGTATGGAGAAGGAGAGGCGAAAAGCCCAAAGTGTCCCAATTTGCGACAGGAGGCGATGTGCATTATGCCATTGTCTACTTCGCGACAGGCCGCTCGTCAATCCCCCGCTGGAAATATCGCCAAGTCTCACGCCTGATTCGGGTTATGACCGTCAGCCCGATCTGCCATTGTATGATCGGGTTCGAGGGCGCCGTTCTCGACCCGTCGCTTGGGGGCATTCGTTACTGGCCGAGCCGCTTGGTTGCGGCCCGATACCCCACACTTCACTCCGTTTTCCGTGTCCCATTTCGCTACAGAATTGATCTCGACTTCTTCAATGAACTCGTTGGTCAGCCGCAGCCGATACTCCCAAGCCTGGCCCGGTGGCTCAAATTGGGACATGGGCCGTGGGTATACGATTGCTTATGTGTCTCCCTCGCGTGCCTTCGCGCCGGTGGGGTCGATGTCAACCCGCATATCGCCACCCCGGCAGGATTGTACCGCTGGCTCAAGAAGAAAGGGTTTGCATATGATGTCAGAAATGGACAAGCTGAGTCGGACTTTAGGGTTGCCGTCAGACGCCTCTGTATTGGTTGACTGGCTAGATGACCACTTCAAGGCCCGACCCGCCGAAGTAGACGAAATCGACAACGAGGCCGGCAGATTCCGCTACGCAATGGAGATGGGCAAAGTCGAGCTTGTCTGTCTACTAAAAGCCTTCCAACACAACAGCAGAAAAAAACGGCAACAGGGTTGAGGGGCCACCACTACCAGCTCAGAACGAAAGGATTTCCTCATGCCCCCCACGCCGGACAGACAGGATACACGTTTCGACGTGCCGCGCGAGAGTTCTGCGCTGATTGAGGACTTGGTCAAAACGCATCGGCTTCGCACCCCGACCCCTGAAGAACTCAGCAGCGAGGCGGGACGCATCCGCTATGCGATCGAATTGGGCAAGGCCGAGCTTGTCGAAAGGCTCCGTAAACGCCAAGAACGAGCAGGAGGTTGATATGGGCAGTGATGTAGGCGATTTCGTTGACGACGCGGTGGAAGTTGCCAGTTGGAGGTCTCCCTGGAGTCTTCTAATAGAGAACAAGCCAGTTCGCAAGAAAGTAAGCAAGTTTTTCCAGCGTACAGGTGACCTGTTTTCGCCCGAATTCCCCGACCAAGAGTTTCCCGAAGATGAAGAAGAACGGGCCGTTATCGACGAGGATGAGGCGCGTGCCTTGGCCCTCAAGCGCCGGTCGTTCGAACGCGCCAGACGTGGCCGTAGCTCGCTCCGCATTGACATGCCCGTCAGGAATCCCGGCGTCGCTTCCGGGCTTGGATCAGGCTTGAGGATTCCAACGTGAACGACAAACAGACACTTCGCGCACAATTCGAGGCCGCTGATGCTTCCCGTGCCGCGTTGATGGAACGCGTAAGAAAATGTGCGGCCCTTAGCGATCCGACGATGCTTCCCTTGATCGGCACGACGCAAAACGTCAGGCTCATGCGTTCCTATCAAGGACTCGGCGCAAATATATTAAGCAACATAGCAAGCAAACTCATCATGGCGGTCTTCCCGCCGAACATGCCGTCTGTCCGGCTCAAGCCGTCTGCCCGGATACGAGTCGATCCGTACACGACTCAAGAAGGGCTTGACATTCTCCAAAAGCATCTCTATGCGCGCGAACTCCTCTGGCATTCCACACTCGATACGACGAAATACCGCACGAAGTTTCTCACCGCCTTCAAGCACACCATCGGCGTCGGCAATTCCCTGACGCGATGTGGCGGGGAAAATGGCGACTATTGGTTCAAGAACTTCCGTTTCGATCATTTCGTCCAGAAACGCGGGAGCGATCACGAAGTGCTCTGGACCACCACGCTTGAGAAGAAAGACCCGCTCGAACTGTCCGATAAGGACTTGGCGAAAGCCGACCTGAACCGTGAGGAACTGGAAAAGAAAACGGGCGAGGACCGGCCCCAGTCGCTATTCACAAGATGCACCCGGCAGCGCGAGGCCAAGAACTGGGTTGTCGAACAAGAACTCAACGACAAGATCATCCGCACATCCCAAGAACCCGTCAGCCCGGACTTGGTTCTGGGCTACAAGGAATTGCCCGGCGAGGACTACTCGCGCGGCCTGATCGAAGAAATGATGGGTGATCTGTCTTCGTTCAACACCCTTTACCGCAACCTTCTCGACTGGAGCACGAACGCCTCGAAGGTCACGCCCGTCTTGGACCCAAGCAATTCCTACGACATGACCCCCGCAGACTTGACCAAGCCGAGCGGAGAAGTCGTTCTCGGCCGCGTTATGGATGGCAAGGTACAAGGCGCCGCCTTCCTCAGCACCAACATGGCCAGCGACCTGTCGGTTGTGCTCAACCATGCCGACCGTATCGAGCGCCGCCTTGGCAAGCAAGGTCTTCTTGAAACCGAAGCGCAGCGGAAGGCCGAGCGCGTGACGGCAACCGAGGTCATGCGCGTTGCCCGGCAGCTTGAGGGCGCCCTGGGCGCTATTTACGCAGAGATTGCATCGGAAGTTCAACGCACGCTGTATGACCGAATGATCTACCAGATGGAACGCGACAAGCTCCTTCCGCCGCTACCATCGGGCTTGGAGGGTGCGGTGGATGTCGAAATTCTCACCGGCCTCGAAGCGCTCGGTCGCCAGGTCGAATTAGAGAAGCTCATGGGCGCGTTGCAACTGATCCTGCCCGTACCCGAACTCGCGGCACGACTCAGCCCGGAACGCCTGCTTGCGATGATCTTCCGTGGCTACAATCTCGACATGGCCCAAGTGGTGAAGACCGCAGAGGAAATGCAGGCCGAGGCTGAGGCCCGGATGGCCGAGCAGGCACAGGCCGCCGCCGCACAGCAAGCGATTTCGTCAGCCGGCGCGATAACCGAGGAACGCGCGAAACAAGCGACGGCACAAGCCGCCCAACCCCCCGTATAGGGATGAGAGGAGATAGGGATGATTGATGTGGAAGTGAGATACCCAATGACTGTTATTGGGGCATGTGTGCTGTCCAGCGATATTCTGCATATTGCTACGAAATTGTGGGATACCCTGCCGCCGCGCACATCACCAAACAACACAAATATCGTCATCAGGGTAACGCCCAGGTCGTTGCGCGTACTGTATTGCCAAGATCAGCCAGAATCCGACTATCCCATCGCATCCCTTTTCGGGATGCCGATTGAGATTGACCGCACACTACCAGATGAGACGCCATTCCAGCTTGACTTTGTAGACGCACCCGCATAGGCCCGTACAAGGAGACAATGTCATGGCTGAAGGCCAGACACCCCCTGTCGAAGGAGCCGCGCCCGGTGGCGCAGCAACTCCGCCGCAAAAGCCTGAAGGCTGCCCAGATAAATTCTGGAACGTCGAAAAGGGCGAAGTGATGGTAGAAGCGTGGGGCAAATCACGAACCGAACTGGAGCAAAAGCTGAGTGCTCAGGGCGACGCGCTGAAGACCACGAAGGGGGCTGGCCTTGCGCTGCCCGCAGACGCCGCACCCGTAATCGACGACAACGCGGGCGTGGACGAAATCGTACGCGCAGCCGGACTCGATCCGATAAAAGTCGGGCAGCAGTTCAGCGAAAAGGGCAAACTGACGGTCGAGCAATACGCCGCGCTCAGGAAGGCCGGCTTCACGCGAGGCATAGTCGAGCAGCACATGGGCCTGCAAGTTCGCCTCATGCAAGCGGCGCAAGAGAAGCTGGTCGCTGAAGCGACTGGACTCGTCGGCGGCAAAACTCAACTCGATACGGTCTTGAAGTGGGCCAAGGAAAATCTGGATGACAAGACCAAGACGTTCTATGATGGCCTCGCCACCAATCCCGATACGTCGATCCAAGGATTCGAGTGGCTTGTCGGCAAGTACAACGTCGCCGTCGGCGCCGGCAAAGCCCAGTCGCTCATTTCTGGCGAGGGCGCGCCAACCCCAACCGGGGGCTATGCGTCTCAGGCCGAAGCACACAAGGCGCAGAACGATCCGCGCTATACGGATGACACGACATACAAAAAAGCAGTTGACGCCCGTATCGCTGCGATGGAAATGCAAGTGATTCAGGGCAGACGATAACCCACCTTCGGGCGCATCGAGAAACGCTCCACTTGGAACACGCCTCTGATGTGCTCGCGTTCGCCGACTTCCAAGAGCCGTACCGGCCAAAGGACAATCCCGCATTCGCGGAACCCAATGGCCGCACGACAACTCCGTAGAATGTCCCAGCGACAAAGCCGCATATCGTTTGGATACGTATTCACGACATCTCTACGGAGGCCGATCAAATGGCGAACGAATACCCCCTCTCCTTCACCGGAGAAGAAGCAACGCGATTCGAGGCGGCAAAGAAAGTTTACGCCTCGAATGTGATCCGACACTACCTTTCGGCGATCCGCGCCTACGCGATGGTTCCGATTGAGGACATGATGGGCGGCGTCGTCAAGGAAGTCATCCGCTACTACAAAGCGGTTACGCACAAGAAGGTTGACCACGCAAACACCCCACGCCAGAACCTCGCCAAGAAACGGGTGCTCTTCAATCTCGAAGACGAAGAGCGCATGAGCGCAACGAACATCTCGAAGAAAGACGCGATGATCGTCCACTACGATGCGGCTGGCGAGATGGCAAGGATAACCGGCGCGGCGATGGCGCAGCTGTACGACGTGCAAACGCTCAAGCAGTTGCTTCTCGCGGCCCGTACCGCCGCAGATGGCGTCTTCCCCGGCGGCCAGCAAGTCACCGAAACCCTCGTTACGGACATCGCTGGTACTTACGAAATGTCCGTCGTTGGCTCGAAGAAGCTCCAGGACAATATCAAGCAAGCGCATCGTCTGATGTTCGAGGACAATGTGCCGATTGAGACTATGGAGCTTTACTGGTTCATGAAGAAGCGCGAGCATGACGTTCTCCTTCAGGACGACACGCTCATGTCCACCGATTATGTCGGGCGCCAGTTTGCCGACAAGATTCACGGCAAGCTCACGATGATCGACAGCGCATGGATCATCCCGACCAACAACTACCCGCAGGCCGATCACAGCGTCGCCGATGACGACACACCCTCGAAGGGCGGCACCGACGCCTACCTCGTGGACGGTTCCGATTCGGTTGCGGCATGTATGACCAGCGACGCCTTGCGTAAGTCCGAGGCTGAACCCGTGTCCGGCGTGTACTACTGGGACAACGACAAGCGCAACTGGACCGTTGGCTCTGTCGGCTTCAAGACGATCGAAACCTTCCGGCCCGAGAATGCGGCCGAAATCCGTGTTGCATAAGGAGAGACACGATGGCGAATCCTACCGATACTGGCGCATACCCCGCGTATGCCAGCAAGCAGGCCATGCTGCGTGACGTGTGGGCGTCCAAGGGTTCGATGGGCTTGATGCAATCCGTCGCCTTCCGCATCTCGAATACGGATTTCGACGCGCTTGCCGACAAGTGCACGATCTACAACCCGACCGGCGTCTTCGCAGCCTCGGTCTAACAGTTACCACAAAGGAGACAACCAATGGCTGAGAAACTCGTTCACATGGGAACCAACAACGATGTCGTC